AGGGCTAAAAAGCCTTTGACTCCGTTTTTGGCACCATCTACAAAAACTCAGGAAACTAATATTTCGTATGATTTTATCTTCAAAGAGCATTATCAAGAAATATCAAGTTTTAAGTAACGGTTGCCTAATGGTCAAGATAATTTGGCTTATATGGAATCAATACAACACGGTAATATATTTGAAGATGTCTCTAGAATGATTTATGAATCACGTAATAATGTAATAGTGCAAGAATACGGTTTAATTAAATCTATGAAAAATCCAATTCTTGGTGCTAGTCCAGACGGTATTGTTATAAAATCCCTAGATGATAATGATTGTTCTAGAATTGGTAGATTAGTTGAAATTAAAAATCCATATAAATATGACCCAACTGATAAAATTAAACCAGAATATCAAATACAAATATTACAACAACAATATGTTTTAAATATTCCTATATGTGATTTTGTTAAAACTAATATTGTAGGTTCAAATGTAAATTCAAAAACTCTAGAACAAGGTTTTACACCATATCAAAATGTTGACCAATTACTATCCGATAAGTACACCCAAAATACAGATTTTCCAATCCAAAATAAAAATATACCTCTAGATAATTTAAATTCCAAAGGTATGGAAAAAGGTATCCTTATCAGTTATAAAGATATTTCTAGTGGAGATTTAAAAGTTTTAATATATCCGATTATAATTCCTTATAATAAAGAAGATATATTAGTGTGGATAAAGAAAAATAAAGATGAATTACTAAAAAATGGATGTAATCTAGGAACAATTCGAATACAATATTGGTATGTTGCTAAATACTTTGAAAAAACTATTATATATGATGAAGATTTATTTGAAAAGCATTATTTGCCAAGATTAGAGTTAATTTGGCAATTAGTAAAATATCTTAGACAAAATAACGATAAATATGGTAATAATGTAATTACCCAGTTTCTAGAAACTAAAATTACAACTCACTTAACTAAACCTAGCAGATTTTATCGAGATATAAATAATTTTAACGAAATATGTGCTTTATTACGAGAGGTTGTAAAATTAGAACCTCTTCTAGAAGTAGATTCTATCCCCAAGGAAAATATAGATGGTGTAATAAAAAAACAGAAAAGTAGAAAAAATAAGAAAAATAATAAAGTGGAAATAGAAATTGATTTCTAGAGTTAGACTAAATAATTAATTTATATTACATTCATTTTTTTCTTTTGATTCTACATTATCTGAATCATCTTTATCATTATCTGAATCATCTGAATTATTTTGGCTTGATGTGTTTGCATTTACATCTTCATCAGAATTTTGGTTTTTTTCCTCTTTGCTATCAATAAATTCATAACCATTACCATATTGTTGAAATACACATTTTATTAGTATATTAATTATTATAAAATCTAATACATTATCATCAATATCATCAATATTACAATCAAACCATCCATCAGTAATTTCAGGAATATAATCAACTAAATAAGTATATAAATATTCATATATATATGTATGTAGGTCTTCTGTAAATGATACATCAAATGTAATTTTATTAAATTGTGCGTAATAATCTTTAATGTTTTCATCTTCATCTAGGAATTTAATAAATTTTAAAATAGTTTCAGACATTCTCACATTAATTTTTTCCTTGATTATTATCCTCATACGATTATTAATAATTTCATCACGCATATGTTCAAATCTAGTATTTTCTGTTAGATAATCACCAATATTAGTAAATACATTATTAATTATTGTATTCACATCTTCATTGCTTAATACTTTTTTAGGCTTTGCTATTGTCTTAGGTGTTTCTACTAAATCATTTACAAGGGAATTATTTTCATCTGTAATAGTGTTTTCGGAAATTGGTTCCTGCATAGTGATATTAATTTCCATTCTAAAATGTATTGACTTGTATTGGGTTGTATTTACTATATTTAATTATTCATCCATTATATATTATAATTTCAATTTTTTATTATATTTAATTTCCATAAAGGCAATTATATTTTTTAGTTCTTCTAGATAGATATATGAATTTAATATTAATATTTTGTTTAATCCAGATGGTAAAATTTTTATTATTTTATTATAATTGCTACTTATTCCAATAAATATTTTTTCAATACTATTATGTAAATTATCTAGAGAATAATCAAAAGTATTGCTCATTAAATATAAAGTCTTTATATAGATTTAGATTTATATTTTCTTCTGCCAGCAAAAAAATTCCCTAATTTTAGCCCCATCAGTATAATAAAACATACCAATATTTTTCATTCTAGCATTCATTAATTCTATCATCTTTGGAATATATTTTGTGCCTTTCGATTCGCCCATATATAATACTAGGTGCCCTCCTTTTTCTAAATATTCTTCTGCTTTATAAAGAGATGGTATTAGGAAACCATTAAACCAGCCTTCCTCTCCTTTATATTTAACTAATGAATTTGCAATAGATGTAGAATATATTTCTAAGTCAAAAAATGGCGGGCTAGAAAACACTAAATCGAATTTTGTATTTGGTAATTTTGCAGTTTCAAAACCATCTTTGATTAAAATATATTTTGCATTTGTATTTATATTTGCATTTGTATCTTTTTGTATTTCTGTATTGTCAAATGTATTTATCATTTCTTGAAAATATGGATGCAAACAGGGATTTGGATCTACACCGCAATACAATTCGAACTGAGTATTTAATTGTGCATAGAGTAAAGCAGACAATAGACGGTCACCCCATCCAGCAGAGATATCTAGCCATTTTTTAGGTTTAAATAATTTTAATACTTCTAGACACACTGATATACGAAAGTTATTACAAGGTTTATTGCGAATATACATTTCTTCACGTAAATTATGATTATTTATTTCTTGGTGTTTCTTTTTAAGTGTGTCTAGAATACTTTTTCGATTTTTATTCCAATATTCTAGAGGAGATAAACGGTTTTTAAAAGTGCATTGAATTCTACAAGGTTCAGTAAAATAGTCAGTAAGACTATTTAATTCTAGGTTATCATCCCAAGAAGATTTTATTATGTAATATTGTTGTTTCCCAGTAAGTTTTAATGTTTTAAATCTATTAGGCGGATAACCTTTATATGTAGTTGGAGGTTTTGAATATATATGCATTTGTGATTTCATATTATTTAAAATACTATTTACAATATTAATTATTCTAGATAGGTTAAGTTTATAAGCATTTTTATATAATGGATATGTGTTTTGTGTGGAGGATATATGTTTTTGTGTGGAGGATATATGTTTTTTTGTATGTTTTGTATGTTTAGTTTTCTTGAGTAATTTCCCAGAAGCCAGTGAAATATTTATTTTCTTTGTTAACCCTAGATGCATTCCTAATTACTATTATTGTCAATGCAGATATTAATTTTAGTTGTAATTACAATCACCATCACAATTGCCATCACAATCATAATTCTAGAATATATCTTTCATATGAATGGTTATTAGGATATTTTACTGTATCAATAAATTGAAACCCATTTGCTAGATGAATTTTAATACTTGAAATATTATCTTTATCTATATCTGAAACTAATTTAATTCTAGACACACCAAATGTTTTTATATCTTTACCAGTATTACCAGTATTACCAATTTTTTGCAATGACATCATTCTAGAATATCTTTCAATAAATAATTTAATAATTATTTTTCCTAATCCTTTCCCAGAGTGCATTCTAGATATAAACATTCTCATAAGTAAATCATAAGGGGTGCTATCAATAGGTAAGAGATTCTTATTTTTTCTACCTGCAATAAAACCTACAACTTTATTATTACATACCATTACATAAGAATAATACATTCTATTTTTATTATTTTTCTTTGCTTCAATATTTTCATCTTTTATAAACTGTTTTATATCCTTTATCGACCATATATTACCCTTTCCAATATATTTCATAACTTCTATGTCTTTAGTTATTACTGATAATTCTCCAGCGTGTGTTGTGGTAATTTTATTTAATGGAACAAGATAACAATTATATTTTTTAGATTGTTTTCTAGATTGTTTTCTAGATTGTTTTCTAGATTGTTTTCTAGATTGTTTTCTAGATTGCTTAACTGAAAGTATTGGCATTATTTACTATTAGATATCAATATATAATTATGAAGTAATAATTAATGGTATAAAGCCAGAATAGAATATGTTATATAAAATAAAATTAAATAAAATAATATTAAATAAGATAATATTAAATAATGGATATAATACAGATTCTAGATGAACTTTCAAAAAAAATTGTAATATCATTATCAAATAATATATATAATGGAACATATAAATATACATTAAATCGGTATAGAGATACATTACGCCAAATAGTTCTTCAATCTGAATATAAAACAATAATAACGAATGAAATAATAGATAATTATTTGATAAATAAAATGCAAACTGAATATGTACACCATATTAAAAATATGATTTCTAGTATAGAAAAAATACCAATAGTAGAACAAAAAAGCCCAGAATGGTTTCGACTTAGAGAAGATATGATATCCGCTAGTGATGCCGGTTATTTTCTAAAAAAATGCGGTATATCTAGAGCAATAGAAACTTTAAAAATAAAATTAGGATTAAAGAATTATGTAAATTCAAGTGCCCCACCTTTAATGCACGGTAATACATATGAAGATGTAGCACGTGCTATATATGAATCTCGAAATAAAGTAAGTGTATTTGAACATGGTATATTGCAATCAGCAACAAATTTTATTGGTGCTAGTCCAGATGGTATTGTAGTTCAATGTCATGATTCAAGTTTCGAGTGTCAATCTAAATACGGGCGTTTATTAGAAATTAAAAATCCTTATTCTAGGGAGATAGATAATGATGTTAAGCCGGAATATATGGTGCAAATATTGCAACAACAATATACAACCTGGTTACCTATATGTGATTTCTTGGAACTTACTATAGTGGATAAATACTGTAAATCTGCAAATCCAAACTATAAACCTTATAATACACTAGAAGATATGTTGAATGACAAATTGGATATTACTAATCCATCGTGGCTAACGCGAGTTAAAAATAAAAATATTCCTAGTGAAAACTTAAATAAGTTTGGTAACGAAAAAGGATTAGTAGTATGGTATCAAAAAATAATATCTAATAATGATATTCGCAATAAATATATTCATTATCCATTACAAAATAAATATGATTCTAGAATGATTGAAAAATGGATAGTAGATACTAATTCCAAACAATTTGAAAATGGATTTGTATCTAAAGAAATTAAATATTGGCGATTAGATGTATATAGTGAAAAAACAGTAGTTTATGACCAACAAAAATATGAAAATGAATATATTCCACAATTGGGTGATGTATGGAAAATTGTATTAAAGTGTCGAGAACTTCAAGCAAAGGGGGAAGATATAGAAAAATATATTGAAGATTTAGAGAATAGAAAAGATAGCCCATTTTATAATGAAAATAAACGTAAAAAGAAGATAAAAACTATTTCTACGTCATCAAACATATCATCTAGCATATCAACTAGTATATCATCAATACAAAATACTAATGAAATTGAATTAGATTTTTAAATGTAAATTATATGCATTATAATCAATAAAATTGTAGCAATATAAGTTAAATTATTATTATTATTATTATTATGAGTTGATGGTTGTTTGTCTAGTTGTTGTTTATCTGGTAGTAGTTTGTCTAGTTGTTGTTTATCTGGTAGTAGTTTGTCTAGTTGTTGTTTATCTAGTTGTTTATTTGTATCAGTTTTATTAATTAATTTACACCATTCGGTAATAGTATATTTATTACCCATACTAAGATTACAATTGCCACAAATTGGTTTTAAATTGGATAAATCTAATGTTCCGCCTTTAGATTCTGGAATATCGTGTCCAACTTGGTAATTGAAAACATTAATAATATTATTACACCAGAATACATAACATTTACTAGAATATTTTTCATCATTATATGTATTCCATACCATTTCCCTAATTCTTTTTGGTATTTGCTCTTTTTTATTTTGATTATAAATTAAATTACTATCTGTATTGGCTATTGTGTTAGATATTGACTTAGATAGCGATTTACTAATATATTTTTTATTAGGGTATTGGTTATTGCGTTGGTTATTGCGTTGGTCATTGTGTTGTTTTTGTTTATTTTCTGGAATATTTGGTATCAGTACAATACTATTTGTATCTGGTGTATGTATTTTATCATTTTTGGGTGTATTATTTCTTGACTTTCGTTTTTTATTCTCAACAACTAATTTTTTTATACAATTTTGATTAGTTTGATTATCTAGATTATCTAGAATAGTTAATGTATTTTTATTAGGTTTTGTTAATTTAAATTTCTTATATATATTATTTAGGTGTAATGTATCTATTATTTTACGTTTCATAATACTATTCATTTTTAAATATCTAATATTTTTCTAAAATAAAAAATAATAAATTAAATAAAATTAATAAAATATAAAATAAATATAAAATAAATAATTTAACACAGAATACAAAATAATTTAAATCTTATTTAATATTAAAGATAAATATAATTCAATAATTCAATAATTCAATAATTACTATGCCTGGAAATAATTCTAACTCAAAATCTATGCAAACTATGCTAACTATGCCAAAAAATAAGAATACTTGGGCTGTTATTGGTGTTGTAGTACTTCTTCTAGCAGTAGTAGTTGCTCTATACTATATGCGTAATAGTAATAATTCTGAACATTTTAGTGCAGTAAATAATAATAATGTTCAACGTCAAATGTCAGACAAACTAATTACTAGTACTAGCATTAAGCCAAATCTATCGGCAGCTAATGGTGAGTGTGTGGTTGCATTATTTTATGCTGATTGGTGTCCACATTGCCAACATTTTAAGCCACATTTTAAAAAAGCAATGTCTTCATTAAATGGAAAACCTGGAAAAGATGGTAAAAAATTACGTTTAGAAATGGTTGATTGTGATGCCGATAAAAATATTTCTCGTCAGTATGATGTAAGTGGTTATCCTACTGTAAAACTTATTAAGGATGATGGAACACAAGTTGAATATGGAGGCGAACGCACCTATGAAGGTCTTCGTAAATATCTAGTTAGTGATGACTAGAGGTTGATGACTAGAGAGTAATTGGAATATTTGAAATATCTAAATTATTTTTTGTTATAGTATAAGCAATGTTTATAATATTGTCTATATCTTCTATAGATGCATTTATTTTTATAAATGTCATAATATCACAAGGTATTTCAAAGACAATTACTTTATATTTTTTATTATTTTCTTTATTTTCTTTATTTTTTTTCTTAGATATATATCCATTTGATAATGCTTGAGTAATAGCATTAAAATAATATGATAATGGTAATAATTGATAATTATCTTGTGATAATATATTGAACTTATTCATTAAATATATACCTAAAGTATCTATTATAGCAACTTCAATAATATTTTTTTTGTCTTCAGTATTTCTTTTGTCTCTAGGAATTGGATTTTCTTTAGTATTTATATTTTCATCTACTTGCTCAAGTTGTGTAGGTTGTGTAGGTTGTGTAGGTTGTGTAGGTTGTGTAGGTTGTGTAGGTTGTGTAGGTTGTGTAGGTTGTGTAGGTTGTGTAGGTTGTGTAGGTTGTGTAGGTTGTTCAATTGGCTTATATATATCTATATCTATATCTATATTATTATTATCTTCTAAAGTTATTATCTCTTCTATTGGTAAATTATCTAGTAATCCACCATCACAACATACATCATTATTTATTACTACTGGTTCAAATATAAAAGGTATTGCAATTGATGCATTAATAGCTTGATATATTGGTAAATTTGGCATATTATGACAACCTAATAATTCAAATTTAGAAGTAGTTAGATTAGTAACACCAATTGAAAGTTTGATATTGAATCTTTCTTGAATTTGGCAAAATGTTATATCCTCATTACCTGTTTTATCTTTGATGCATTTTTTTATGAAATTCATAAGATTTTTGCCTGATTCAATACCCTTTGTTCTCATAAAGTTAATAATAGAATCCGCTGTTATATTTAAAAATTCCTTAAAATTCATACTTTTAACAATAATATTAAGTTCATCTGACTTATAACCAACGGCAAATAATGAACCAAATATTGCACCGGCACTACAACCTGATACTGTCTTAATTTGCTTAGTTGCATTGTTTTCCTCTAAATATTTAAATAAACCAATATAACTTATACCCAATAAACCACCGCCAGATAAAACTAAATTCTTTATATTAGATAATTTAATGGGATTTGAATTATTTGAACTATTGGATATACTAGAACTCATTCTGGAACTAGAACTATAAATATAAATATAAATATAAATATAAAATTACAAGCAAAATATTGTATTATTTTTCTATATATTTTTCTATATATTTTTCTATATATTTTTAAGTTAGTTGTTTTATTTACTAAATTGAACACAAAAAACAAAAAATAAACTGCAAACTAAAATAATGCGTAATGAATGAATACTGAATAAGTAATGAATGTATACTGAATATGATAACTTATTGGAATTTTCTATTGGAATTTTCTATTGGAACCGACATTTACCATAGTTCCGCCCCCTGGGATGGCTTGCCGGATACCAGTTGGTGTAGGATTAACATCACCTAGATAATTAAGGTTATCCAAAGGTGAAGCACATTGATTAGGTGGTTGGGCGACAGGCCACGCACTTGGAAGATTTTTACAATCTCCATCAGGTTGGGCATAAGTATTATAAACACGTCCTGTCCCAAGCCCATTAATATCATTCAGAACATACTTAGTAGTCCGACCATCAGTAACAAACATATATTGCTCTGGAAGCATTGTTCCAACATCAAAAGGTTCTTTACTAGATTGAGTAATAGGGCAAGGACCACAACAATTGAGTTGGCAAGCAATTTGACGTTGACGATCCATTAACGCATTTGCATTTTGCTGAAGAAATACACGATAATGAAGAGAATTACTAATGTTGTTATCAGCACGGATTAAATCATTGATAAAATTACTAGGTCTGTAATCCGTAAAATGGCGTGCATCGTCCATTCGAGGAGGGCATTGAAGATGTTTATTATCTGAGGTTTTAAAACAAGAACTGTTTCCAATATTCATTTTTAGATATAAATTTAATATTGATTTTAATACTTATTATATTAATACTTATTATATTAATATTTGATTTTAATTTTAGAAATAAACTTTTATTATATACTAATATATTTAATTATTATTATTATCATTATTATTAGGTAGATTAGTTTTTTGTAAAGGTGCAACACCACCATATTCTGCTGCTTGCTGTTTTTGCATTTGTGATTCTGCTTTGGATGATTCTCTATCTTGTTTTTTCTTAAGTTGTCTTATTATAAAATGATTTAACATATCATTTTTAACTATTACACTGGCAAACTTAATTGCAACATAAATCATTAATATTAAAACTATAGTAATAATAATCCCTTTTATATAATAAATATTTTGTTTAAGCCAGGAGACTGATGATAAATTGGACTTAATAGGTAATGTAGGTTGTGCTTCTAGCGTATCTGCACCAGATAAATCTTGATTGGTATCTAAATTCGAATTGGCATTATAAAAAATATTAATACTTTTAGGGGTACGTTGTATAGGGCGTATATTTAGATTATTACCTAATATATATACATGGACTGTATCAATAATATTCTGAGAAATTTCTACTGCTTCTTCAAAAATTATAAATGTCCAGTTAGGATTACAAGGTGGATAGGGTAATGCACTATCATAATAAAAAAATGATTTAGATGCAGGTAATAATTGTTCGGGATTCCAATTATCACTCACTGTAATATCTTTTTCAGTAGGCATATCATTAGATGGCATTTGGTTAATAAATTCATTCATAAACTCATTAGCAGTTCCATAGTCTGCACCCTTTTTCATTAATACCGAAATAATTACACCACCATCTGCATCATTTATAGGATTTCTATTATGATATAATAAAACTTCCAAATCATAGTAGGATTCATTAATAGTATGCATACTAGTGTAGTGAATAGTCATCTTGCGTAAATAAAAAAAATCATTCTTGAATTTTATTATACAATTAGGCGAGAATGTAACAGTAGGTATATTATTTATCATACTAACACTACAAGTTGTAGGTTCATATTTCATCGATAGCCTACATAATGCATTACACGGCGAAATTTTACCAGTATCAATATTAAGAGGTGCAGTTCGAGTTGCTTTATTACTACATTTACCATACCTGGATACCCATTCACTGCTACGGTCAAATGCCCATAATCCAGCAGAAGTATTTGTGGATTGTTGTGCATTTTTTTGTAATGGTTGTGTTGTCATTTTAAATTATTAGATTTCTAGATTACTAGATTACTTTACTATATAATGTTATTTTGTTATAAAGAATTTTCCATTATTTGATATATTTTATATTTTATATTTTATTGTTGGTTGTCTAGATGTATGTCTAGTTGTATTTCTAGTTGTATTTCTAGTTGTATGTCTAGTTGTATGTCTAGTTGTATTTCTAGATATGCTCTTTCTAGTTGTATTTCTAGATATACTTCTTCGACTACTTTTCATTTTTTGTATATGAGATTTTCTACTTTCTTCTTTAGTAGAAAATCTTGATTTATTAGGTTTATTATTTATTTTTCGTTTATAATTCTTATATAATTCTACAATATATTTGCATACCTCAATATTACGCCAAGGGTGGTTAACAGTACCATCTGCGGTTTTTTTTATTTCTTCAATATTATTTTCGCTTATATAGTCATTTGATAGAGTATTTACAAATGTAATTGGATTTCCATCCAAAACTAATAATCTTAATCTGTAATAAGGATAAGCATATAAGATAAAAGGTATTTTTCTTATATTATTATTTACTAAATAAAATTCTTCAATTCCTAAAGTTTCAAAGAATTCATTATTTTCATTTAAGATTTGATTTAATTGTTTATCTGTTAGTTGTAAATTTATTAAGAATAATAACCTTATTTGTATTTTTTGGTTTATTTGCTTTTCTTGTATTTTCTTTTGTATTTGCATTTCTTTATAATATTTATTAGTAGTAATATTCACATAAAGAAAAAATGAATGTAATAATCCAAAATATGTTGATAATTTAGAAATACTTTTTAATTTATTAATAATATACTTATAATTCTCGTTTGAAATATTTATATAATAAAATAAATTAAAAATACTAGTAAGTGCTTCTGGATTATTATCAAATATTTCTTCAATTTGATTAAATAGTAATTTGCAATCTATATTTTTTATTTCCTGCAAATTAATATTTTCAAAAAATAAAATTAACTCCTTACAAAATCCTATACGTAGTAAAAGGTCTATAGTAATACCAACAGACCTATTTTCATCTTTAACTAAGTTTCTTACATTGTTTTTATTATTCCAATAATTTTTTTTTGTATTTTTCTTAAAGTCTAATGAATTTTTAATTTTATCAATTTTATCACAATTATAATAGTCTTTATCATTATCAAACCATATAGATTTATTTAAGATTTTAATTAAGTGTTCATATCTATATATATTTACTGTTTCTGATAATGGTAATCTTGTTTTAATTTCTTGATTAAGTGCTCTACAACCATCAAGGATTATTAAACCTTTAAAATTATTTTTTATTATTTCTGTAGATAAAGTAGTATGTAGTGTATCATATCGTTTTCTTTGAAAATTATCAGATGAACTATATATACCCATAGAATGCTTAAATATTTCTTCATCTTTTGGTGAAACGCTTAGAGCTAAATCATAATAATATTGATTAGGTAATAATACTATCGAATTCGTGAATAATTCATTCCAATTTTTTTTACCATAACATATTGGATTTTTAATAAAATTTTCATAAAAATCTTGGGTTTTAATAAGATCTAATATTTGTGCATAATATTCTATTGTTGTATTTACTCTATTTATTGGTGTCAGAAAAATAATTATACAGTTGCTAGGAACTTTTTTAATTTCTAATAAAGGGCTACCGTGTGTTCCAATATAATTAATTTGCTTAGGAAATGTATCTATATTTTTTCTAAATTTTAATGCTGAATTAATTAGTTTTTTTATAAAAAGTTCTGTCGTTGGTTTTTCATCTTCATATAAAGCCCAATTTATTTTATCTATTATACTTTTTATATAAAAGTTTGCACGGTCTTTAGGATTACTTACTTTTGAATAATTCATAAATAAACTATCTTCGTAATTTTTAATAAATCTTTGATATATATCTAATATTTCAGCTGATATTTTAGGTGAGTTTATAGATGAATTATTATTAACTTCATTATTATGTAATAGTTTTTTTTGTGTTTTTCTTATTTTTTGATATTCTATATTTTTTTTACAAACAAATTTATTTGGATTATCATATTTACTTAATAATTTTATTAAAAATTTGTATAGGTTTGTTTTAGATAATTTCTCATCACAATTTATTGTTATTTTATTCTTATTATTTGTACGTTCCTCTACAAATTTATCTATTAAATCTTCTAGATTTTTTTCAAATTTCTCTTCTTCTACTCTAGTATAATCTTCCTTTAAATTACTTATTCCGAATAAATTTATCCCAACATTTCCTGTTAAATGTACATTGCAAAAAGATAATAAATCTGCTATTTTTGATAAATATAAGCTTACATCAGGTATAAATTGAATTATTTCAATATAAAAATATATTTTTGGATATAACACAATTAATTTAAGGGTATCTTCAGGATATCTAGTTCGAATTGATATAATTTTTTTATAGATACTTTTGTTAGTCATATTTTCATCACCATCACCATTAACACTACCATCTAAGCTATTTTCACTGTTACCATCAACACTACCATCTATAACACTTTCACTATTATGAAGGTTATCAATATCATTTCCTTCATCACCTTCAATTATTATATTAGATGTTTCAATGTTTGTTATAATATTGATTTTTGAATCTGATATTAAATCTATTAATTTATTTGTAATTGTACATCCTGTAATATTTATTCGAATTGTATTATAATGCTTATAACCAATAATTTTATTTATTTTTTCTTTTAATTTTTTAATTTCAGGATCATTAGAATCATTAGAATAAACTATTTTCTCTAAATTAATTACCTCTGTGGATGACATTTTATTTATATTTTATTTATATTTTATTTATATTTTATTTATATTTTATATTTTATTAGCATATCATAATAAATACTATAATAAATACTATAATACATCATCTAGATTAAAATGATAATAAAAGTATTATTATTCATAATAGTTCTTATATTTGTTTATGAATCTTTCCAAATGATGTATAAAATGAGGGAAGAATATTTTAGCACAATACACTCAAATCACCAAAATAATCAAAAAACCCAAACTCACCAACAACACCTAAATTACAAAAAACAGAATAATCCTGTTGAGCAATTTGTATCTTTATCGGGCATTCCTGAACAAGATGATATAGCAAAAACAATTGCCATCAACTGTAAAGCATATCCTGGCTATCATAATAGAATTATGGAAGTCAAACCTATTCCGGCTGATGAATTAGACACCCCAGAATATGCAAGATTTAAACCATTAGAATATAATCCAAAACGATTATATTATTGGCGTCGGGATATACTTATACCAGAAGGCATAAGACGTTCCCAAGATGATGATATTGAAATTGCAAATGTACAAAGTTTATTTGATGCAGAGACTGACCCAGATAGGAAGCAAATTTTACAAGATGAATTAGATTTGTTTAAATGGCGTTCCAATATTAATGCTTTAAAGAATCTAGAAACTGGAGAAGATAGAAGTATGCGGGACATTACAACTGATTATTATCCTAGTGAAATTGGAATGAGTCGTATCTGGAGAGAACCCCATTCACATATTAAAGATTATTCTCATTCATTGAATTATGGATATAAAACATATAAAAATGCAAAAGATACAAAACAAGATACAAAATATACAAAAACAAAATTCACATAACGAAAAATAAGTATATATAAGTATATATAAGTATGCTTATTCTAGAACAGGATTAATTTTATAATTGCTATCTATTTTCAAATTATAAAAATTAGTCAGAGATGCATCATTTGGAACTTCTCTATAAGTTTGTAATGCATATTTAGAAATATCCTGTAATCCAGTATTATTAAAATATATACTATTATCTACTGATGTATTAGATATATTTGCACTAGTTTGATTAATTTTAGATAACAATATATTAATACCATTAATTTGAACAGTCATTTGATTCTGGAAAAATAAATTATTAGCATTGCTAGCTATTGTTTGTGCATTTGACTCACCATTTTGAATTTCAATTACATTAGGGTCTAATATAGTAAAAGAAACAGCCAATATTTGTTTAGATATATCACCACTATATGTAAGATTTTGTATTCTTCTCACTGATACTTTTAGTTTACTTGCAATTTGATTTAGTAATTGAGTGCTAATAGGTGATTGGGGTGGTGAAACATTAAAATGCTCCTTATTTTTAATAATTATATATAAATATAATCCAATCAACATTATCATAAACCCTAAAATTAATAATTTGAAATGTAATAAATTCATTCTAGCAATCAAGTTTTTTATCTACTTTGAAAATATCTACTCAAATATCTACTCTATTATAATATTTTATTAACAATTAAATATTATAATCCCAATTCTAGAATGCTTTCATTTTTCTATTTATTATTTCTGTTTGCGTTAAATTAATATCTTATAATAAAATAATAAATCTATTACAAATTAATATTACAAATAATAAATAAAATATTACAAATAATAATATTATGCCTTCTGCTTCCAAATCACGTTCTCTAAAAGAATCTGGTAAACGTTCATTTACTATTAACAACGCATATCATATAGATGGATGTCCTACTAAGTTTTCCCATAAAGATTATACAGGACGATTTATTAAAATTAGTGCTCAACGTGCTGCAAGTGCTGCTCTATCTGAACTTTGTCGTGTAAAACGCATTAAAGGTCAATGTACTCTTTATATTGAAATGCGGGAAACTACTCAGGGTTCTAGTGGCAAACTTTATGCATATCATTGTAAGCGTGTTCATCTAAAGACACCAATTGAATACACATTACCTGATGGTAAGGTTATTAAAAAGTATTATTTTAACAAGGTAAAACCTGTAGCTAATGTTCCAACTGAAAAATGCCCTAAATCTCATAAGTCTTCTGGAAGTATGGTTGGAGTTCATAGCAAAATGCTTCGTTCCAAGAAACATCATTCTAAACATCATTCTACTCATAAATCTAAACCTAAATCCCTTACAAAAAAAATGACTAATACAATGAGAAAAACAGTCGCATCTCTTAAAAAATCAGTATCCAGAATGATGTAATTTACAATTACATTCTGCAATTACAATCAACTGGAACTATAATTATTTTACAATGTTTGGTTTTTTTTGTCAATAAATCTTTTGTTGTTTTTATTTCATAATTATTTTGTAAATCAAATAACTTTATGTTTCTAGAAGAACAAACTATTCCTAACTCATTTAATTTTTTTATTAAACAATTTTTTATATTGGTATTATCTATATTTGCCATATTTTCCAGATTGTCTATATTTTCCTGATTGTCTATATTTGCCATATTTTCTACTTCATTCAATGATAATTCTAATTTGTAAGTGTTAAAATTTGAGTAAAAGGATATTTTATTATCAAAGTAATTATTCATTTTAATTATATATACCAGAATAATTAGATTGTATATATAAATAAATAATAAACTAATAAAATTTCAATTTTACATAATTATTGAAATAAAATTGAAAAAAATTGAATAAAATAGAATAAAAAAAATTGAAAAATTCAGAATAAAAATAAAACAAATTAAAAGTTAAATTTATTATTTATTATTTATTATTAATGACTACTTTTGATAGAATTTCAGAACAAGAACAAAGAGTTTTAAACCAATCAATTTTAGATGAACAAAATAGAGAAAATAATAGGTCAATTAATACTTCACAATCAGTTAATGTAAGTAATTTATTTAAAAAAATACAGGGATTTGATGATAAATGTGATTGTGCAGGTAATAATTGTGCAGATGGTCAATTAATTAAATGTTTACAGTGTTATCAGTGTAATTTTAAATATTGCCAAGAATGTTTATGTAAAGTAATATCAGAATTTCATAAATGTGCTCAATGTAGTGCAAATTTAATTAATAATTATAATAAAATAGAAGAGAAAAATAAACAACTTATTAATGAAATAAATAAGAAAAAAAACCAACAGCAAAATAACCAATTTAATAATCAGAGTAAAAACCAAATCCAAAATAAAAACCAAAACCAATTCAATAATGTATTTTATCTAGATTATCTTGATGAAATGGAACAAATTAAAATAGCAACATATAATAGTTTTATTGAAGAAACAAATAGAAATATAAGTAATGAAAAAAATAGAAATATAAGTAATATAAGTAATAATAAATCAACTAGTAATAAATCAAGATTAGAAATTTATAATGAAGAATTGCGAAATAATGAAATATTACCTTATAAACTCAGTTCATCTAAAAATATTCGTTTAAATCCTAATTTTGATTATACACTTGATTTTTGTAATAAATTACACATTTTTACTGCTCACGATAAACATTTACCTAATATTGAAATCAAGTATAAAATCTTTGATACTACTTTTCTAAAACATTTTCACGCATTATTAATTTATCTTATTAATGAAAAAAACATTGAATATAAATTTAATAATATATGGATTAAAATATATAATACAATTCAAGAATTTTATAAAATATCACAAACTAAAAATTCTAATAAACAAAATGAATTATTATTTAAAATAAATACAATTATAAATGAATAAATAAATGAATGAATAAAACTATATTATTTTTTATTTAAAATATCCTAATTTAATAAGTGCATTTTTGCTTGCATCTTGTTCTGCTTTTTTTATATTTTGCCCTTTTCCTTCGCTAATTACTTCTTTATTTTTTGGATTAAATAATTGAATAGTAATAACTGGTTCGCCAGTTTTTAAAATATCATTTTTAATTACTCGATATTCTGGATTATATTTATTAATCCGTTTAATTAGTTTTACAATCTTATTTTTATAATTACGGTCATCCAGAATAAATGTAGTAATATCTAGTTGGCTAGATTCATCTTCTATTAAATTAATTAAAAATAGTTCGGCTACTTGATAACCTGCACCAGAAATGAAAGAATTTAAAAAACCATGCTTATCATTATTAAAATCTAAATAAATTGCAGCAATAAAAGCTTCAAAAATATCACAAAGAATTTTATCTTCCTCTCTAGCATTTTGCAAATCATCTAATGTTCTTCCAATTACTAAATATTCGTGTAATCCAATTACTTTTGCTAGATGACCTAATGTAATACGATTAACAAAATTTACCTTCATTGATGATAAAAACCCTTCCCTTTGGTCTGGATAACGACGATATAAATATGATACAATTATATTCTCAATTACGGCATCCCCTAGAAATTCTAATCTCTCATATGAACGTTCTCTCAATAAAACACATCCATCCGGGTTTTTAACAGGTTTCACATTATCCCGAGAACATATTTCTTTTATCTTACCTATAGTATAACTTTCATGAACCATTGAATCCTGATATAAATCCAAATTATTAATATTTTGAAATACACCATATTTTTTTAATATATTTTGCACCGCATTTTTAGTAATCAATTTATTTACTTTATTAAAAGGATTTAAATAGCCAGATACTATTTCGTCTGGTGTCGGAACTAGTTCATATGATACTTGATTGTTATTCATATTTATCTATTTTTTTGTATTTTGTATTGTGATAGTTATTATTTAATATATAGCCTTATTATAATCAATTTTTATACGATTAAAAATATAATAAAAATATAAGGCATGTTCAATAAGAAATCTATTTAAAAACGGAAAAAATAGTATTTTATATGTATTTTTAATGTTTTTTAACATATCGTTAAGTTATATTTATTTTATTATAATCTAATAGCAGGGAGAGTATT